GTATCTTCGGGATAGGCTAAGGCACCTTCCTTAGCTCTTCTACCTCCTTTTCTGCAAGTTTGCTTGCATGTCTCAGCCAAAAGCTTAGCTCCTCTACATACATGTCTTTTAGCTCTGAGATGCTCCATCCTGTGTATTTGCTGAGGGCAAGGATGTCCTCTGCGGAGATAAAAAAGGAAGATAAGTCTCAGCAAAAACATTCTGAAGTTGTAAAACAAAAGCTAAGTCCATCTCGTAAATATCCTCAAGGGCGATCTTTTTTCCGTCAACTTCCACCAGCTCAGTTATCAAAGCCCAGATAAGCTCATCCGTAGTGTTTGCTTTTACTTGAGCATTGATGAGATGCCGACCTTTCCCTCTATAGATCACAACCTTTTTGCCCTGTATCTCAACCTCTTTTAGAATTTCCATTCTTGCCTCCTAAAGTTTCTTACATTACATTCCAAGGGCAGCTCTTACTTCAGCAAGCAAGTCCTTACCGTTTACTCGGTAGATGTAGTTAAACTTATCTATCTCAAGTATTTCCTCTCCGTCTACCTCAAGCCTGAAATAGTGAGCCTCAAACTCTACATCTGAAGTCTCATCTGAGCCCTGTTTAAATCCCAAAAGTTTGGTTTTATAGAAAAAGCCCTTGATGGTTGCCTTAACTGGAATGAACCCCATCTTGCCGGTTATCACATTGTATTTTTGGATAGCAGCTCTTATATCAAGCAGGGGTGAATAAGAGGGATCAAAAAGCACCTTCAAGGCTTCTTTATCTATAGATTTGAACTTGATAGTCCCCTTCAGTTTGTCTATATGTCCAATAAGCGGAACCTCCATGCCTCCAGCAACACCCATTACCTGCATGTCAACTACCTTGTGGTTAATCTCCGGCAAGGTCACCTCAGCCTTGCCAAGCCAAGTTTTGCCGTCTACATAAACATTTGCGTCGTTTAAGACATTTGGATATTCAAAAGCCATCTTAGCCACCTCCTTTTCTATTTCTTTTGTTAGGTATCAAAGCTTTAGCCTCCGAAGAGGTTGTTAAAGTAGGTCACATCTACTTCTAAGATGTATTCAATGGTTTCAGCAGGCGGTGGGGCAAGATAGGTGATGTAAAACCTAATTATGCCGTTTGCGAGGTCTGTAAGCGGATTGTCCTGCGGACGGAAATAAACCTTTGCCCCAATGAGAAAGTTTCTACCTACAAGACCGTTTAGCCAGATGTTAACCGTGGAAACTACCGATTCTATTAGCCTTTTGCTCATTGGGTCGTCTACCTTTTGCCAGGTCAAAAGCACAAGGTTATTCTCGATCCAATTAGCCATTCTGCGGCAAGGGATAAAGGCATCCTTGATGTCTGTTTTCTCTGGAAAGGCGGTTGTTCTATTACCCCAGAGTTTCCAGCCAGAAATAAACCTAAAGACCGTGCATATTCCTTGCTCGTTAAGATAGTTTGCTTCTTGTATGGACAGGATCTTCTCCGGGGCATCTATGCGGAGCTCTTTGTTAGATGGGCTTTCGTAAGGAACGCCTGTATTCTTTTCGTCAACCTTAGCGGTTAAGCCTGCAGCATGGGCTGATAACCAATGCTTCATTCCGTTAAACTTGGCATGAGGCCAAAAGACCACCGCATGAGGCGACCCAAAGTTATCTTTAAAAGCTTTGGCATCCGTTGGCAAAATAGCATCTGGGGGAGCATCGATGTAAGCCATGGCTTTGAAGTGATTGTTTAGCTTCTCAGCCTTTGCGATCATGGCGTTGGCTACGCTTTGATGATGACTAAAGCCCGGCGCTAAGATGGTGCCTACTACCTTGCCAAAGAGAGAAAAGACCTCTTCAATGGTCTCAAGCCCAGTTCTTTTCCCAGTCGTAGAGTTGTAGCCACCTATAATCTCCCCAGGAGTGATAACAGTTGGGTCCGGATTACCTTGGGCGTCTTTGTGAATATCCGGGTCAAACACATTAACAAAGATGGCTGGGGACATTTGATAGAGGGTAAAGTAAATCCTTGCAAACTGAGAAAGCGTATACTTCTCTTCGCTTTCCCCTTCAGGGACCTCTCCGAAGGTCTGCACATACTCCTTGTAGCTAAAGATAAGCTTAGGTTCATTGATGGGTCTTGCCTCAGATGGAAGAGTATGCACCGGAGCTGTCCCTACCACAAAAGGCAAGGCACTATCGCAAGTCCTGACCCCAAGTATCTTGGTATCAAGCTCCTGAATGTATACTCCATGCTGGAAACCCATCTCAACACCTCCTTATGTTTATTTATTTAAATTTCTATAAGTTCCCCCTTCTCGATCAGCCTTCTAACCTGCGGGCAATCAGGAAGCCCTATGTAAACCGTGTTCGGTATAAGCTGATAAAGAAACCCTTCATGACTAAAGTGATTGATAACCTTGCCTACATACCTAAGCTGTCTGGGGATAGCTTCCTTTTGGGCTTCTTTAGTCTCTTCTTTAGTCTCTTCAACTTGAGGCTCGTTTAAATCTTGCTTTAAATCTTGGTTTAAAGCTTGTTCTAAAGCTTTGTCCTTCTTACGGGGCATGCTTCACCTCCACATAAGGCACGTATATTGCTAATTCAAAGTTCTTCTCAAAAAGATAGGGCTTTTTCCCCTCTTCCTCGTTCTTAAAAAGCTGTCCCTTATCCCTAACCTTAGCGGAAACAGTTATCCCAAAGCCATCTACTACGGGGATGGTAATAGGCTTATGAAAGAGCTTCTGAACCTTAAAGCAAGCGGAGATTACCTCATCTAAAAAGACATCTGGACCATCACCTTGGGCGGTAAGCGTCAAAAGACATTCCATCTTAAGAGTGTAAACATTTAAGCCATACACTGTGAAATCAGCATCTTCCTCAAACTCGCTTACAAACTCAAATCCAGAGAACATGAGCCGTAGATGAGGTTCTGCTGGCATAACTGGCTGAGGCTCAACGAGCACAGAAAGCCCTGTTTCTTTCTTCAGAAAATCAGCAAGGATATGTTTTATCACTCCAGCGTAGCCTATGTCCCTTATGCTAAACTCCCTTACTTCTTTAGCCATCTCTCAACCTTCTTGGTGATTACTTTTACATCTGCATCATCTACCTTGAGATAAGGTCTCGCTGGTATCTGAACGCTATCTTTGAGCACAAAAAGGACCTGGGGTTTTCCTTTTTTATCAGCATAGAGGATGGCTTTTCCTGAGCGAGATTTCCAGACCCTATAGCCTGCAGACTTCATAGCCTTGACTACCGCTTCAGGGCTTGCTCCATATCTACGCATGAGCTTTCTTGTCTCCCAGCCTGCAGGTATCCAAAGCTTCCTTGCCTTCTTGGGCTGAATTGTGCCTCCAAGCTGGTGTATCCTTCCATAGATGACATTCGTTCCCACTATCACGCTTATGGCATCCGCCTTATATGTGATTGAGCTAAGAAGCCTTCCTGTATCCCGAAGGGTAAGCCCTGACTTCTTATAAGCCTTAGTTAAAGGGGCATTTTCCGGACGAATTCCTGAACGGATCTTCCTCTGTGTTGAAGATACCATGTATTGTCCAAGTTCATTAAAAAAAGCCGTATTAAAGAGCTTTTGCGGTAGCTCCTTTAGCTTCACAAGGTCGGCAATCTTAACTTCGCAGTGGATCATTCCTTAAAGCCCCTCCAGTCAGGCTTCCCAGGGATTACATAGGCAACTGGTTGCCCCTTCCCGGAAAAGCCTTCTCCTTCTATGCTTGTCCCAAACTCAGCCCTGAGTAGCTCAACCGCATCCTTTGCTTTGTCTCTTGCTATCTCTTCGTTTTCAGCGTAGCTATAGAGCTCATAAAGCGTCCTCTTAAGCAACGCCTGTTTTATAACCGGATGAGTTAAGTCAACCTCCTTCCCGTAGGTGCGAAGCTTTGCCTTAAGCCAGACCATAGCCTTTTCTAAACACCTCTTAACAACTTCTTCCCCTTCGTCTCCAATGAGAGCGCTCAAATTATAGGGTTTTATCTCTTTTTTTAACTCGGCTATAAGTTCGTTTGTTAGTTCCATACCCAGGTCTAAACCCCCTTAAAAAAGGGTGTTTATAAACGTTTATAAACGGGCTAAAATCCCATTTTCTTAAGCCCCCCTATACCTAATATAGGGGGTCTTAAAAATACCCCTTATAAGCCAATTTATGAGGTCACCTCTGCCCAGCATATTGCGTCAATCACAGGCACTGGTAAGGGCTTAGATTTACCTACTATCTCAACTCCGCTTGGGTTCTTCTTCATCTCATAAGTGGCAAAGAACGGCAAAGGCACAAGACCAGCCTCAATGTCATCTATAGCGCAGTAAAAAAGCGTATGCGGAGCTTCAAGAGAAATTGCGCAAATCTTATTAGGTGGCACTACATACCGGCTCTGGTTGGTTAAAATGTCAAGATACTTGTAATGCATAAGCTCAATGGTAAAGCCAGCTATGTTTATAGCCTTTTCAGTGATCTGAACCGCAATCTTGCCCTCGGTGTGAACATTTAAGGCAAGACCGGCAAGTGTAGAAAAGGCTTTGGCTCCGGCTAAGAATACTATGTTTCCATAGCCGTTTTCTATGATGGTCTGGGAAATGGCTATCAGGTCTTCCAAAACTTCCGAAAGCTTTTTACCTGGGTCATCCCAGAGCTTATCTACGGTATAAGCAAGAGTGTTTCCATAAACAACAGAATAAGTCTCAAGCCCGCTTGCTGTCTTCATAGGATAGGCTATCTCGCCGGTTAAAGACTGAGCGGCTAAAGCTTCAGTAGTCTTCCTAACCACTCGCCTTAGAAAATCGATCTTATCCCTGATGTATTGCTGTATGCCTTTAGAGGTTAAGAGTTGCATATCGTTTAGTTCCTTTGCCGAAAGGAAGGTAGAAACCTCAATCGGTTGAGGCTCAATGTAGGTTATGCCTCCCTTGTCTTCTCCTACTTGGACTGCGGTAGAGCCTCTCCTCACAACCGGAACATTTTTCACCACTCGTTTTATTTCGGTATACCCCAGGACCGGGAATGGATGCTGTTTCCTGTTTGCTTCAGGGTAGACCCTGTCCATTACCGGGGTCATAAGAGGTGGCAAGACCTCCAAGGTCTCGGCTATAGCCTTTGGGGTAAAAAATTGCCTTAAGTTAATCTCAAACATCCTTTCCCCTCCTTTATGTAGTTTTTTCTTGTTTTTTTCTTGCAAGCTGAGAGTGGGCTTTCCCCCACGCTCAAGAGCCAAAACCTAACAAGTTGGCTTTGGCTTTGGTTTTGGCTTCCTACCTCTCCCCATTCCTGCATCCTCCTTGCTTTGGTTTACACTCCGTAGATATCCTTTAGCCTTGCTAAGTCTTTGTCGTCTGCCTGCACAAAATTATCTCCTACCTTCACAAGCAGGTTTGCCTTTACCACGCATCCATGGACAAGCACATTGGCTACGGTCTCCTTTGTAGTATCAAGGATATGGGTTAACACTCCGATAGGTCTTGTCGCATAAGCTACTTTGACAGCAGTTCCATTAGCCGGGGCTGAAGAAAAGGTGATGTTTATTTCTCCGGTTTCATAGTTGATAGTTCCTAAGATGCCAGCCCCTATTATTCTTCCGCAGCCATCATCCTTGCCGATGACGCTCCCAGCCTGAACCTCAACGCTTAAGCTGGCAATTGGAGCATTAGGCAAGTTTCCATTGAAAGTAGTATCGCTTCCGTTTCCTGTTCCAAGCGTAAAGCGATAATCTTGCGTATCGGAAAGGTAGATATATTTAGTATAAGGAATAGCCTTCCCCTCGGCATTAAGCGAAAGTATCACGCCAGTCTCAAGAATGCCCTGGTTCTCTTTACAAGGATAGGTTAGGATTACTGCCGGATGAACCGGGCTAACAACCTGTTTTTCTTTAAGGCTTTGTCTTCCTAATACAGCGTCAAAAGCCATCTCGCACCTCCTATACTTTTGATAGTAGTTTCATTCCGTCGATGTCTTCTTCCGCTCTATCCACATCCCCAAGGTCCATCTCACCAGGACGGACAGGCAAGGGGATGCTCTTAAAGATCTCAATTAGCAGGTCTATCGCTGAAAGTTTTTTTGTTTCTTTGCGGTGCTCATCAGAAAGCTCAATCTTTTCCTCATAAGGTAAATAATCCGCAAGGAGAAGAACCTTATCATGTAAAGCCTTTGGCACTTTCCCACTAATTGCCGACCTCAAAGCCTCTTTCTTAATGCTGATTAGCTCCTCTTTAAGCTTCTTAATGGTTTCTTCCTTTTCTTTGAGGACCTCGTCTGCCATCTTTTCCTCCTCCTTCTCTATTTTTTTCTTGAGCTTTTCGACTTTTGGCTCAACCTTCTTCCGAACTTCTTCGGGTATCTTTACTCCTCTTGCCCCGTGAAGATAAGCAAGGGCTGCAGATAATGCCTTTTTTACGATCACTGGCTTTCCGTCCACGATATCGACAACCAAAAACTTGTAAGCTGATTTGGTTTCTGGGTCAGCCTCAGGGTCTTGATAAAGGGAATAGGCTTTAAGCCCAGCTATACCGTATTTCTCAAAAACTCTCTTCCTTGCCGAGTCCACATCCCATTCCGTATCTACCACATCCAAGCTCTCAAGGGGTGGTGGTTTATCTGCAAGCTCTTCAGCATCTGCAAAGTTAAAGGTCCAGCACTCCGAGCAATCGGAAAGGTTTACCTCTTTAAAGACCTTTAAGTCCTTTATTTTTGGCGGGACAGCTCCAAGAAGGGCTACATGGTGAAGATACTTCTTTCCGTCTTGCTGTTTTCTTATTCCTACTGACCATTTCTTATAGAGCCCCTGTTCAAAAGCTTCCTTTACCAGGTCGTTTAGCTCAACTTCACCAATTAACGAACCATCCTGCTTTTCTATCCTTTTGACCCAGCCGACAGCTGGCATGTAATCAGCAAGAGTATGCCCAAGGGTAATAGGGACTTCCCCTTGAAAGTTTTGCACAAGCTCCTCTAAGTCCTTTTCGGTGATTTCTACATCGCCAAACTTACCAGTCCGGACAAGCTCAAGCTTAAGCATACTGCCTCCTTAACCTTGTTAGAGTAAAGAATAAACAAGAAAAAAGGGCTGTGTGTAAAACCTGCTAAAATTGAAAAGGGGAAATTAAAAATTAGACGGGAATGGTGAGGCTATGAGACCTTACGGTTTTTCTTACGATTTTTTGCGAGGTCTCTTCTTTTTCTCCTCTGGGGACCTGTGTTCAAAAGCATCCCTAAAATATTCTGCAGCTTTCAGACGCCATTTATCCTCCTCTTCGCTCATGATCAAACATCCTCCTAAGGCAATGAAAAATATATCTCTTTTATAGTTTTGGTCTTTTATCCTCTTCAGATATTCCTTAGCTTTAGCCCAGTCCCCACGATGAAAGTATAAGCGAAACAGGTCTGCGAAGGCTCCATCTTCCGTTAATCCCTTAAGATAATCTTCCTTATTATCGTCAAAGCCTAATAATTCCCTTTCTTCATCCGTTAGGTTGTGGTCATAGACGGTTTCTATTATCTTTGGCAAGGATAGCCTCCAAGTCTGTTTTGAATTTCTCAGTAGGCATTCCTATCTTTTCTAATATCTTCCGCACGCTTGTTTCAGGCAATTTTGCTTTTTCAGCTATCCAAGCTACTACCCTCTTATATAAAAGAGTATAATCATCAAGAAGTATCTTCTCAAGTTCTTTGACCGCTTCTTTTTCCTTAACCCCTATCTTCTTAAGCAAGTATCTAAAATTCTGCACATATAAATAATACCCGTAACCCTCCTCTAAAATCTTTTTCTTAAACTGCAGTTTTGCATCAGGTTTGATCCTTTTTACGAACAACTCATAAAAGGTATGTCTTGTGTAAAATTCATTGATCGTTTCCATTACCATATATTCCTTTTCACTATCCGGACTATCTGCTATTCTTGCTCTTAAGTGATTTAGTTCATGCCATAGAGTTTTAAGGGCATATTCTTCATTAAAGGTTAAAGGTTGATTAGCTTTTAACTTTTGAAGAGCTGAACGCAAATCCCTCGCAGGGTTATATCCTAAATTTGTAAATTCATAGGTTGAGACTGTTAACCTTCCAAGTCGGGTATTAATAGCCATAAAGCAGTCATTACGATTTTTAGTCACTAATTCATTCAATTCTCTATGTGGAAAAAGTTCCTTATTACTTCTTACAAACTCCTTTGTAAATTCTTCTATCTCTTCAAATCTATCATAATTATATTTCTCGATAAGGGCAATAGCTTTCTTTGCCCCTCTCTCTAATCCTTTTCCTACTTGAATTTCTTTAACATCAAGCCCAAGCTCCTTTGCGGTTTTGACTATCTCCTCATAAATTCCGTATTTCTTCGCCCTTTCTATCATCTGAGGGGTAAGCTTCCAGTAAGAACCGCTTTCAAGGGGATGCACCCCAAAGCCCTTAGCCGGTGGCTCAGAAGGAAGGTTTCTTGTCACGGACAAACCAAGAGTTTCAAACTCCTCCTTATGGATTGCCCGCACAGTCGAACGACAATTAAAGTGAAGGGGTGGCCAATTAGAACTCCACCATGGGTCATCCGCAGGTCTTATTACTCCTGACCTTGCTCGGCAGATCCTCGTTTGCCTTGCATCAGTAATGCCTACAAACTCAAGATAAGCAGGCTTTACCTTCCTAAACTGATAAGCCCTGCCAGCGTTGTAAGCTGTCTGAATGTTCGTCCTGAAAACCGTCTCCCAATACCAAGGGTTGCTCCTATGAAATCCTGCCCTTTTCAAAAGCTCATCCTTTCCCCCTTCCTCCCAGAACTGTCTTAAAGTCTTTCCTTCCTGCAAAACCTTAATCAGCTTTTCCCGTATAGCATTTATAGCGTCAAGCTCGGTAAGCCTTGCCACTGTAAAGGCTCGAAAACGAAGCTTAGCTTCTAACTCCTCCCACTCTTCCTTCGTCATGGGAACTCGCATGAGAAAAAGCTTTTCTGCCTCTTCAAAGCTTAAAGGCTCAGGAATTACATCCAGCACATCGTCTCTAAACTCAATTTTGGACTCCACATGGTCCATCCCCATAAGAAAGCTTACCACTAAGACATTCCGCACCGCTTCCACAAGCTTTTTTCTAACCTTCTTGGGAAATCCTAAACTTTTTTCCTGGAATTGAGTATCAGCAAACTTCTTTAGCCTTCCATAACTAAGGTTTAGCCCTTCTTCAATGAGGTCTAAGATAATTTTTTTTGCAGACTCAATTGCTATATCAAGCTCGTTTGCCTTGAAGCTTTCGTCTATGAGATGCGCAGGAACTTCCGTTTTTTTTTATCTATATCGGCAAAAAGTAGGGTTGAACCCTGAGGTTGGACCTTAGGAGAAACAAAAGCATCGCTTAGGTCCTCTGGCTCGGGGATATTGTATTCCCGGTAAAGAGTTGATTTTGATATAGGAATACCAAGCTCTATTGCAGATTTAATTGTGTCCCAACTTGCGTATTCGTCAACATCAAACTCAAACACCGCAGAAACATCAGGACCAAAGTTTAGCTCGCAAATCCACCGAATAAGCGTTCTTGTTAAAGTGTTGGCAAGAGCTATAGCATCCTGTCTTGCTACCGCTTGAAACATCCTCTCATGGACTTCAGCTTGCGCCCTTGTGCCATAATGAGCCTCAGCTGAAGCTAAGCTCTGCCCAGTGATGGCATAGGCTATTTGATTGTCGCAAGCCTCAATCAGGGTCTTAAAGTTATCAAGAGAGCCCCGCACCTCAAGGGTTTTTACATCTTTTACATTCCCAAGAGCAACCGCTGCATCACCTTGAATATTGGCTAAAGCTTGAGCAAGTTCTATAGCCCTTTTCCTTGCCTGCTCTTCATCCTCGCTCTCAAAGATGGCAAGCACCGTTGGCACACCAAACTTCTCAGCTGCCGTCATCCAGAAGCGCCATCCAGCTTGCTTGAACATCATCGGCCAGTAGCATTGCTTTAAGACTGATGAACCGTAAGGGCTTTCCGTTGAGCCATGTCTATGGACGATAAATTTATATTCCGTCTCCAAGAGGACCTTTTCGCCATACTGTAAAAAATACAAATTCCCCTGATAGTCAAACACAAATCGCTCAACC